TTAATTCAGGATTTAACACCTTTTCTGAGCCGTCAACACGAACAATATATCCGTCTTTTCCACTAATATTTGGTGCTCCCAGCGATTCTGCGATTGTTTTATCAGTACCAGTGAAGAATGTAGGCAAAGAATTTATAAATGCTGTTAAAACAGACACGTCTGAAATCGTTTTGGATATTGGATTTCCCTCTTTATTCTCTACATTGTTCATATACGCTGAAAAAACCGTTTCTGCCAATTTTATTCTTTCTTGTTTTTTCAATTCTTGTTCTTTTTTCTTGTTTGCCTCAATAGTCATTTTTTCATTTTGAGCTAAAGATTTTTCAGCAGTAATATTTCCATTTACAGCCATTTGTTCTAAAAATTGTTTTTGCTGGTTTAAAGCATTTATTTCACCGTCAATTTGCTCAACCTTTTTTTGACTTTGTTTTATAAAATAATCTGCGCTCATTTTTGCGAGCTGGTTCATTTGGTCATACATTTTTTTTTGTTGATCAACCATTTTATCAGCGTCAGATTTTGCTTCATCATTTGTTTTTTGAGAAAAACTTTTTAAAGCTTCATAAACACCGTCATTATACTCAGTAATTTTTTCGTTTTTGTCTTTTTCAATTTGCAAAATTTCGTCAGCAGTTTTTTCTGTTTCAATTTTCTTTTTTAGCTCAGTGTCTTCTTTTGATTTTGCAAGTTGTTCGTTTAACACCATTTCTTGATTTGCAAAATTGTCAAGAATTTTTTGTTTTGCTTCAGCAGTAATACCCTTTTGAGCCAACAAAGTGTCACGTTCAAGTTCAAGCTCTTTTCTCTTTTCTTCCACCAACGCCTCATATTCTTTTTGCAGTTGGTCAATTTTAAAAACTAAGTTTTCTTGAGCTTGTTTTTTTCTTAATTGAGTTTCTTCTTGCAATAAACCTTCAAGTTTATCAACGTTTGCAACACCAGTTGTTTCTGCCAGCTCAATTTGTTTATCATATTCTGTTTTTATTTCGTCCAATTTTGAGTCAATAAGTCTATTGTTATAAATATTATCAAGCTCATTTAACAAAGTTGATTGTTCACTTAGTGTTTCGTTTATTTTTTTAAATTCAGTATCAAGCTCAATTGTTTTTTCCTTGTTGTTGTTTTTTGATTTTGAGTTTTTATCTTGCTCAATTGAATTAGCTTTTACCTCAGTTTTATTGTCTTTTACAACCTCAGTATTGTCATTTAAAGCTTTTGAATATTCGTTTATTTTTACCTTTTGAGCTTTTAAATTAGCTTGCAATTGAGCCGTCACATCTTGTACACTTGCACTATCTTTTTCACCAGTAAAAAACGTCACCCAACTTTTATCACCTTCAATTTTATTTCTATCAGCAATTACTTTTTTATACTGGTCACTCCAAGCTTTTGTTCTTTCCTCAGCAGTTTTTGCATTCTTAACCCTTTTTTCTAAATTGGAAAGCTCTTTTAAATCTTCCTCAGTATTTTGTTTTCTTGATTTTACTAAATCAATATTTTGTTTTAACTGTTTACTGGTAAGCTCAGAGTTTTTAAGAACCCTTTTATTATATTCATCTTGATTTATTTTTTTTTCTTTTAAATCACGATTTAATTGTGCGTCTGCAAGTTGTTGTTTCTTTTGAATTTTATCAATGTTTGCAGTAGCACTTTTCATCGCACTTTCAGACGCTTTTTCAAGACGAGCCATATCCTCACGAGCTTGACTTGCTCCACTTGCTATATCATATAATGCTTTAACAAGTTCAATTGCAAGCTCAATAGCAATAGCAAAACCTATTGACTTCATTGCAGTTCCAAGAGCTTTTGCACCTTTACTCGCACCCTCTTGAGCGTCACCTAAATTTTTTGTTCCAGTTATTGCACCCTTTAATGAACCTAATAAATCTTTGAAAGAGGTATTTTGCAATTTTGTAATTAAAACCTGAGCTTTTTGTACTGCAATTAAAGTTCCATATCCAAGAGCTAATTTTGTAATTACGTTTAAAATTGTTCCTAAATTCCTACCTAAAAAACCAATACTTTCTGTAAGAATTGCACTTGCACCAGTTCCTGAACTAAAAGATAAAACAATTTCGTCCCAGCCACCTTTAAGTTCTGTTAAAGCTTGATTCAATGTTTTTGTACGGTCAATAGCTTGTTTGTCAACCGTACCTTTTGTTTCCATATCTTTTGTAAGTTGCTGGATTCCGTCAATATTTAACAAAAGATTTTTTGCGCTTACTACATTTTCAGTACCAAAAACTTTAATTTGAGCAGTTTCATCTTTTAATATTGGTGAAAGAGCTCTTAACCTATCAGCAAAAGGTATTGAATTATCAGCCAGTTTTTCCATGTCAATACCCAAATCATTGAGCATATCTTTTGCCTCTTTTGGTAGTGCGTCCGGAGCTGACAATTTGAGCATAACATTTCTAAGAGCCGTACCAGCTTCTGCACCTTTTAAACCTTTTGATGCAAGCATTTCAATTAATGCAGTTGACTCTTCAATTGAAACATTTGAGGTTTTTGCAACTGCTCCAAATTTTAAAAGAGCTTCAGTAACTTGAGGTATTTCTGCCGAGCCAAAAAGAGCTCCATTTGCAAGAACGTTTATAAATTCACCAGCTTTTTCAGCTGGAGCACCAAATTGATTTAATGCGTCAGTCAATGCAGTTGCACTGGCTGGTAAATCCATTCCTGACGCTTTTGATAACTTGATAGCACTTTCAGTCACTGCATTTAAACCTTCTGCATTTGCGAGTAGTTCAGGTTTTGCTGAACCTATCAATTTGTAAGCTTCAATAACATTTTTTGCGCCACCTTCAACACCTTTTCCAAGTTGAATAGCTTGCTCTTTGAAAAATTCAAGGTCTTTTCCACCAGCGCCAGTGATTGAAACAAGGTCTGCAATTGACTGGTCAAAGTCAATTATTGTTCTACCAGCACCACGTATCACATCACCAACACCAAAAGCAAGACCTAACATTCCAAGTCCTTTACCAAGTTTGTTTATCGCACCTTCATAATTACCTACATTCCTGAAATTGTCACCAACTTGCTTATCCAATTTTTTTAGAGCCTCATCACCTTGTTGAGCTTGTCTTGTTACGTTTTTAAATTGCTTTTCAAGTTCTAAAAATTCTTTGGTGTTTTTTTTGCCGTCCCTTTCAAGTTCTAACATTTGAGCTCCAAGTTCTTTTGACTGGTTTTTTAGCTCCCTTGTTGCTTTTTCAAGTCTTTTGTAGGCATTGGCTTCATCGTCAATTTGTTTTTGTTTACGAGCGTCAATTTTAGCTTGCTTTTCATCGTCCGTTGCTTTTGTTCGTGCCGTTTTTATAGCTTGCTCTTCAAGTTTTAAACGTTCCTTTTCTTGTTTTATTAATTCTGCTTGAGCTTTTGATTTAAGTGCGTTAGCTTTTTCAAGCTCTTGCATGACTTTCGCTTGTTCTTTGCTTAACTGAGTAGCTGTTTTGGTAGTTTTTATGAACTCATTTAGCTCTTTTGTTGTTGCAAATTTCGCTGAATTCATTGAGCTTTTAATGGTTGTTGCCATTGTTTTAAATTGCTCGTTCATTTCTTCCAGCTTACCGATTGACTCAGTAGCTGAATCTACAAGGTTTTTGAATATATCCTTTTCAACTATATCCGACCTTTTAATTTGCTTTGCCATATTCTTCTAAAATTATGTAATATTCACTAACTGTTACTACCTTCCAATCCAGTCTATATCCTATCCATTTTGACAAAAAAACCAATGATTTTTCAATAGAAATATCAACCGTATCTTTTCCAATTTCACTTCTTAACATTTGTTCTGTAAGTTCAATTTCTGTTAACTTGAACCTTTCACCAGTTATAATATATTCGCACTCTAAAAGCGTCTTTTTTTTCATTAAATCAAGTAACCTTTTATAAGATTTGCTCAACCCTCTTTTGGTTAAATAATCATCAAACAATATTTCATAAGCATTTTGCAACTCTTCCTCACCACAATTTTCATCAATGTTTTTCTGCAAGAATTTTAATTCACCAGTACTAATTTTCACCCAATTATAAAGAGGCAACTCACTAATCGATTTGTAATGTTTTTCGTGCATTTTCAATATATTTTATTTTTAATTCCTCAGCTAATTTTTCTTTGTTTTCATCTGTAAGACCAACAATGCCGTCACCAAACCTTTTAAATAAGTCTGTTTTTTCACCAGTAATTTCATCTGTTTTTATGCCGTCACCGTCAACAACAAAAAACTCAGTAAGTACATCAATAAAAAGTGACTTATAGAAAGCACCAGTATCTTTTAAAGTGAAAGGTGTACCAGCAACTTTTTCAGGATTTATCATTTCAGTCCATTCGGAGTATAAACCCATAATATCACCGTCTTCATCTATACCCTTCCACAACTGGTCATATCTTATCCAGTCAAGTATTTTTGTTTTTAGTTTTGTGTCAAAAGACTCAAACCAAATTATTGAATCGTACAATAATCTTGTTCTTTTCAAAACCTCACCCAGTTTATTATCTAAAAAATCTACCATAAATCAAAGGTAAAAAAAAAGAGGTGCAATTTTGCACCCCTATTTTTATTATTGGTTTAAGTTCCCTATTATAAAGGAGTATTCAATACACCAACGTAACCAGTTTTTTGAACGGTCAATGTTAATGGAGTCAACAATGTTTGCGACGCAAAAGTTAACGTGTATCTATTTGCGTTAACACCAGTTCCAGCAACAGCCGTTGTGATTGGGATAGCTACACCAGTATTTGCATTTTTCAACGTAAAATCTGCCACAACCAATCCAAGTACTTTAATTGGATTCAATGCAGTCCCATAATCTAAATTAGCGTCTACAACCAATGTTGTTACTGACGATGAAGTCTTAGCTAACTCAACGTCTAAAAGACCTTCAAATGAATTAAAATCGCCACCAAGTTCGTCAGCTGTGATTAACCACAATGTTGATTCGTCAAACAATCTAAAAAAGTCAAATGACACCATGATTTTTTGCACTGTCGTATCAGTTGCGTACATCATTTTAGCGTCGAAAGATTGATTATCTACTGGGATTGGATATAACTTCGTACCCTCTTTTGAACCTACTAAACTTCCGTTTACATCAACAATATAAACACCGAATTCTACACAACGATTATCTTGAATTTTACCAAGTAATTGAGTAGTACCATTCCAAATCTCACCACTGAAAGATCTTTTACCTTGTTTGATAAAAAGTTTTCTTCCTGACGGAGCCTCTTCAAACGTTGAATCAGCTTTTGGTAACTCAACTTTTTCAAAGAAAGGAAGAGGAAACCAGCGTTTTGTTGCGTCAGATTGATTAATCAATGCAGTTATTGAGGCAACAGTAGGGGCAGTTGTTAAATCCACAAAGTTTTTAGTACCAGTTGAATCTTCTAATGGAACTAAAATCAATTTACTTGTTACCGATTGTAAGGTAACACAATTTGGAGTACCAGTATTTGATAATCCACTTTCACATTTACATCCTAAAGACATTTTTTATATTTTTTTAAAGGTTAATAATTGAAAAGCTGGAGCGTTTTTACACCCCAGCTGAAAAGGTAGTTTATGGCTTCAATAATGCCGATTTTGCCGTTGCAAATGTACCTTTTACGAAAGCTCCATAATGGTTTGTTTTTACGTAATGAGTTGCACGAGCCTCACATAAAATCGTAAATAAGTTTTTCGTAAAATCATCATTTACGAAACCAACTTGAATATTCATGTCTTCACGTACTCTTAAATTAGATTTTGTAAAGTCACCTACCAAGAAAGTACCTACTGCCATACCAGTATTTGAAATGATTTCAACACCATTATAACGTTTTACTCCATTTTGGTCGGTGTAAATCATAGGCATTGTATATTCACCAGTTGAAGTCTTGTTAACGTCAAATTTAGCAATATCAGTTGGGTGCATAACAATGTAATTCACCTGAAATAATGCAGTTTCAACTTGCTGAATAGCTACTCTTAAAACATCAAGCTCATTTGCAAAAGGTACACTCAAAGCAAAACCAGTCGCACTGAATTGAACGGCATTTTGCAAAATACCTACTAAGTTATTTCCAGTTCCGTCACCTGACAAAATTTGTGAATCTAACTTTAAAGCTACCAACTCCATTAATTCAGTATTGATTTCACGTTGCATAAACGGTAAATCTTGAATCATTTCTTTTGATACCTTAATAAATGCAGTAACCTTTTGAGTAACGGCTTGACGCTCTACTAAATCAAAATCTTGTTGCGTTTTTAATGCTCCCTCAGCCGTCATTCCAGCTTCATTTGGATCAGGATTCGCTTGCTCAATGTAGGTGATATATTTTGACAATGTTACACCAGCGTTCACAATTTGACGTAAAAATGGAGCACGTCTTACAATACGTGTTACAC